CAACGACACCTTAAAAACGGGCACCTTCAATTCTCGTTTTTAATGTTCGTTAATCTAACGTGTGAAAATGCAGTATCATATGCCATTTTATCAACTATTGAATTACCACGACTAATAAAATCGGTTTTATTTGTATGTGCTTCAACATACCGAATTTTAATTTTGTGTCCTAGTGTATTCATAATTTCAAACATAGGAATTAATATATCTGTATGGAGCACAGGTTTACCATCCGATTTATGCCATCCATTTTTAGCCCAAACCGGACCCCATACTAATAATGAATTTATTGCATATTGGCTATCTGTATATATTATGGCAGAGGTACCATTTTCTGAAACATAGTTTATTGCGGCATATAGAGCGTGTAGTTCGGCTCGTTGATTTGTATGAGGTTCTGTTGGACTCAAAGTATCACTAAATTTGTAAATTAATTCGTTATCACGAAATACACAAAATGCATAAGCACTCATTGAGTTTTGATGCCCATTATTTATACAAGAACCATCGGTAAAGACTGAAAATACCATGTTTGTAGAGATATTAGAGTTCCAACCACAATCGTGCACAAGCCGAATTGAATGTACTAAATCGTCTATACGTGGTATTTTCAAGTAACGTAATGACTCTTCTTTTGATTGAGTTTTAAGAAATGTAGCCAAAAGAAATGCTTTTACCTTTAAATCATTGGATACAGAATCTTTTGTTTCCAATGATTCGCACATAAGAATTAGTGTATCTGGATCCATTTAATACCAATAATTATTTTTTATAATCTAATCATTTTTTCTTGATTCAATGTAAATGGATACAGCACGACATTTATTTCATTTAGGATTTGTAGGTCCCCTTTTTTTATATATTGGTATTGCTCGTTCATCAACTCCCGACATAATATTTAATATTATCGGAGTTTTAGCATTAGTTATTATAGGATATCATAGTTATAAGGCGTATCAAAAAATTATGAATAATAGTAGTGCCTGGGTAAATTGGATTCATATCTTACTTATTGCACCATTATTACTAATTTTAGCATACATGAAAAAAAATGCGCACAATCGTTACTACGAAATGTTGCTTTTATTAGGTTTTGCCGCAATTGGTTATCACGGCCTTTATTTAATCCGTGAAATCATATTAATGTAATCAGGCGGAATGAGATTTTTAAAACAATCCTTAGCGTGATAGAAGTATGCTCCGCTACTTGAAAAGATTTTATTACATTGAGTACATGGTTCATTAATTTTAAATGACGGAATAAATTCTTTAAGATGATTTCTTACAAAATGAATGTCAAGATTACCGCGGGTATGGGTTGAATGATTACATTCAGTATAGACACAAATAAATCTTTTTTCGGCATATGGATTTTTTTCCTCTTCATTTATGTGTGGATTATCTGCATGAACTGTGGCAAGATGATGAAGATATCCACATTTTTGTAGGAATTGTGGGGCAGATTCACATCGTGTACAGGTATAGGCAAATGTTTTCGTATGTTTACTTTGAATATGATAAAGCATTGTATTTTGTTTGCTTTTTATTGCAGAGCAATATGGACAAACAAACTTGCCCTCCTCATTACGAATATATTTTACTTGGATATCCATTGTTAACGTTATGTCTATAATTATGGATAGTTCAATTTTTTGACATTGCGATTACTTAATTACATAAATATATGTAGCAAGGAAATAATGAGTTCGGCATCAGGTGGTCTTTTAGAATTAGTAGCACGAGGAAAGAAAGATGTATTCTTTAGTGCCAATCCTCAAGTGGCTTTTTTTCATAGTGTATATAGAAAATGTGCTGTATTTACAAAAGAAATATATGTTATGAAACCTCGTAATATCCCGGAATGGGGGCGATACGTAGATTTTGATATAGACCATCGTGGAGACCTTATGAAAAATTGGCATTTACGGATTCAATTACCAACTTGGCTACCTGCTTCATTAATTGCGGCTAATAATAATGGTATTGTTACAGATATTTCAGGTGTAACCTATGGTTATTGTAATAATATCGGATTTCAAATTATAGAAAAAGTTCAGTTTTTCAATGATACAGTTTTAATTCATGAAACTTATGGTGAATATCTTGATTGGCGTCTACGTATGAGTTACGAATATGGAACAACATATCTATATAATAATAGTGTTGGAAGTCGTCAGGAAACGTCATTAGCTATTGGAAGAAGTAGTACAGCAGGTATATTAAGAGTTCCGTTACCATTTCTTGGATGGCAGTCAATAGATGAACCTGGATTACCATTAACTGCTTTACGTAATTGTCGTTATCGTGTAAGAATATATTTACGACATTGGAAAGACCTTTTAACCTCTAGTGATGGAAGATTATATCCCTATCCTTTTTCAATATTATTGCGTGTACAAAAAACACGTACTGAAGAACCTATAGTATGGCCTGAAAAAACTTTATCTGTTAATTCAATGAAAAATATAGATATTTCATTGGAAACAACAGTTTATTATTTTAGTAATTCTATCAATGTATGGCTAAAAGCAACTACATTTCGGTTTCCGTTTCGTAATATACAGCATTTTCAATATACACTTGAAGATAACATTATGAATGCAGTTTCAAATGGAACAAATTTAATAGTTCCAATAAAATTGGATTTTAGTGGACCGGCTGATAGGTTGCTTGTAGGATTTCGTAGTGACGCCTCTACTTATGCTGGACAACGTAATGTGTTAATGCCACCCTATAATATAAATACAGCAAGTACATATGTATCAAGTATGCGTCTTAACATTGCGAATTTAGATCGTATTAAATTATGGACACCCGCTTTTTATCGTGAATTTACTTCTTATTGGAAAAACCATAAAATGTCATTGAATACTAATCTTAAGCCGGATGATATTTATGTAATTACATTTGGAGATTATGATTATAATGTTCCCTCAGGAACATTGAGTTTTTCGCGTGCCGTACTTCCAACATTATATATCAATCCGGCTCAAATTATGTATGATATACGGAATATTAGTAGAAAAACATTTGTATTAATTTATTGTGAATCGTGGAATGTTTACGAAATAGCTAATGCTAAGGGAAGATTATTGTTTGATGAATCGTAACTTGTGGAAAAAATTGATATGCTATGTCAATTTTAGGCTATAAGTATGTATATTTAAACTTTTATTTTCTTTTCCTTTTAAAATGGCATCTGATTGGCAAACAGTTACGTATCGTCGTGTTCCCGTTGTTCCTTTTCCTTCAGATGCAGCAGCCGCATTTGGACGTAAGAACAATATTCGTAATCGTGGACACCAACATGTGTTTTCTGAAGTGGCAAAAAATGCATTTTCTAGTACTCATTCAACAGCATCTTTTGATGTATTTAGTCACAAACAAAATACTTTTGATGAAACTGCCAGTCACGCCTTTGGAAAAAAGTCTGGTAGAAGATTTCATAGTGAATACAGTACACCAGCCGAAAGTGCTTTAGAAGTTATGCGTAGGAAAGCAGCACAGACAGCTATTCTTGAACAAGAGGCACGTGATAAGGATACTACAAATCGTGAATCATGGCCAGAAATGGCAACTACTACAACAGAAAAAAAGAAAAGTGCAACTACAATGAATTTTGCTGAAATTGCCCGAAAGCGAAAGGAAGCTGATGAAGCAATTGCTGAGGCAAAACGTATTGAGGATGAGAAAAAGACAAAGTTGAAGCAAGCGTATGAAGCGGAACGTGAAGCACTCAAACTAGTAGCCGGACCACGTATTCGTCTACATCAATATTCAACTTGTGAATATTTTCAGGAGACAAATGACGACCATATTGAAGACGATGATGGTTATTCTTCTGTAGAAGAGGGAGGCGGTGAAGAAGAACTGTATGATGTAGACGAATTAGCAGAAAATGAACGCAAGGAAGAATTTAATGCTCATTTGTTCCACAGGTATTAAAGGGAAAAAAAATAAAGAAAATTAGAAATGGCTCTTACAGGTTCTACTTTATGTTATGCTTTACAACAAAATTTGAGTACACTACTTGAAACAGGGTCAACAATTGAACGAACGCAATTTGCTTTTGATTTATCTGGTGTAAAATGCAAAACACGTGCTGAAATTTTAAGAAATCAACGTGCTTGGAATGTGTATGAAATGGTAGAAAATTATGATACACAAGTATATCAAAAAATTCAACAAGGTAATCGTGGTACCCTTTTTTATCAGTACAAAGGTTCTCAAGAGGCGACTGATTATAAAATAGGTCAACAATTACACGAAATGCGTTATCCTTATTTACAATTTACTCCTGTTAGAAATTGTCCTTTTCCAGATATTCCTTCAAATACTGGTATACCTAATATATCTGGTAATCCAAGAAGTTGTAGTGCTTTCAAACCTACACAAACAAGTAGTGACTACTTATTAAAACAAACTGATATGAATACATATATCTACGTAAGTACATACAATAGTCAACACGTATATAAATATCTTTTTGTTAGTGATGATGAGAAGATGGCATACAATCGTGCTATAAGGGCTCTTGCTTTACAGCAATAACTTTTTCATGGAAAATACCATTTATAATCCATTTATATACTTTGTTTTGTAACCTTTCGTCAATATTGTAATTTCTTACAATAAATGTCCATAAATCAAATTGTCTTTGACGTATAAGAAATTCAATTTCTTCTAATACCATTGAACTTTAAAAAAAAAGAAAACACGAATCACTTTTTCTTCACCGGCTTTGAAAGCAACAAACGCTTTTCCAATAATTCTAGTTGTAGACGAATATGCTTTGAACTTTTACCACCTGTTCGATCGTAATGTTCTTTTGCCTTATCGCTCTTCTTACGACGCTCTTTAGGAAAGGAATCCATTGTCTTAAACTTAGTTAACTACAAATATGCTATTAATGATTACTTTTCAATTTTTTCCTACCGCTGACTGCCGAATTACCGTCAAACGCAAAAGCGTTTAAGGACGGTAGATGGAAGTTATTTTTGTTTTCTTAAGGCAACCATGACCTCTTTTATATCAGTTCTATATTTTACACGTGCGTTTGCTAAACATCCATTTGTTTTACTAATAAGATGTTTTTCCTCTTCTGGAATTTTTTCTAGTTCTCCAATGTATGTTGGATTTGTAGGATTAAATGTGTATACGTGTCCTGTATTACTATCAAGTAAATACACCGTTCCTTGAACACTGGCTTTTATTAGTTTTTTAGGTATCTCCATTTCTAACAGGTATTTATTAAATAAATTATATTTTCATTTTTTATCCAATTACATAGATACCAGCATCGTATAAATATTGATATTGAGATCCACTGCTAAAAAATGTACAAGATACAATTTGTGAGAGAATCATAGAAATTATTATAAACATAATCAAATACAATCCGATTTTTTCAATTTTTATCATATCTACTCTACATTTACGATGGAAAAAATTGACTCAACATCGGAAAAGTTAATAATGGTTGCCGTCTTTACTATTCTTACCTTCTTTTTACAAAATGTTTTCCTTTCAATCTTTGTTTGAAACCCTTTCATTTGAACAACAACGAACAGTATTGTTACGTTTGTTGCCTGAATGTAGTTCAACTATTGAAAATCTATATAAAATGAATACTGCTCCTGGTCCTGCTCCAGTTCCAGCTCCTGCTGCTGCTCCTGCTGCTGGTCCTGCTCCAGTTCCTGCTCCAGCTCCAGCTCCAGCTCCAGCTCCTGCTCCTGCTCCTGCTCCTGCTCCTGCTCCTGCTACTGCGTCTGCTCCTGCTCCTGCTCCTGCTCCTGCTGCTCCTAAGAAGCGTAAGGCAACCAAGGCTCGTATATCAGAAAATGAACTTCTTGCCCCAGTTGATATTTCTCTAGCTCTACGATCATTACATTCTTATGCTTTCGAACCTCTTGCTCCTGCTCCTGCTCCTGCTGCTGCTCCTGCTCCTGCTCCTGCTGCTGCTCCTGAAATAGATTTATCGGACCCTCTCAAGCATCATCCCAGTCGTCTTCAAAAGATAGACACTACTCGTTGTATGGGACGAAAGATCATAATCACTA